GGTTCGTCCCGCACCGGCGCAACATCGCGAGCTTCCTCAAGGCGGCCGAGACGGCCGAGCTGATCAAGCGGAAGATCCGCGCGATCGAGGCGACCGCCGGCCTGGACCAGTCCCGCGTGGACTGGGAGATGGGCGACGACCGCTTCCGCGCGGCCGTGATCGGCGACTACAAGCCGGGCACCCGCCGCGAGGACTCCCGCCGTGCGCTCCTGCACGGCATCGACGGAGCGCAGGGGACGACGTGAGCCGGCCCGTTGTCGTCATGCCCGACGCGGTGGCGGTGACGGTCGACTACCTACGCAGCGCGCTCGCCGGCGCGGGCCGCCCGGTGCCTGTCGGTGCCCGGGTCCCGAGCCCGCGCCCGGTCGAGTTTGTCCGGGTCGAGCGCATCGGCGGCCTGCGGCGCGGCGCCGTGTCGGACTCGCCGCGGCTCGACATCCACTGCTGGGCGGCGACCGAGCAGGACGCCCAGGACCTCGCGCAGCTCGCGCGCGCCCATGTGGGCGCCATGGGCGGCCTGCGGTCCGGGGTGGCGGTCTACCGGGTGCAGGAGGTGGGCGGCCCGATGTGGCTGCCCGACGAGACGTCAGGGACGCCGAGGTACGCGTTCGCCGTCGAGATCCAGATGAGAGGCAGCAAGCCGTGAAGGTGACTTTCGCGTACCCCCGCGTGATCGACGGGACCGAGTACGCGCCCGACCAGACCGCCGACATCGACGACGCGGTCGCCAAGCGGGAGCTGCACGACGGGTTCGCCCGCCGCGCGACCGCTCCCCGCCAGACCAAGGCGCCCGCGACGCCGACCGACAAGAAGGAGAAGTAGATGGCCGGCGACATCGACAACCCCAGGATCTGGGAGGGCGCCGACCTGTATGCGGCGCCCGTGGGCAGCACCGCCCCGGTCGATCTGACGACCGCGTGGGCGGAGGCGTGGGAGCCGGCGGGGCTGCTGTCCGAGGACGGCATGTCGGAGTCCCGCGACCAGGACTCGGCGGACCACTACGCGTGGGGCGGCATTCTCGTGCGGACCACCCGGTCCAAGCACAAGCGCACGATCACCGTGACCTGCCTGGAGGACAACCTCGTCGTCTTCGGGCTGGTGAACCCCGGCTCGACCGCGACGACCACGACCGGCGTCACGAAGCGGATCGTGAAGGTCCCGACGACCGACCCGCGTGCGTTCGGCCTGGAGCTGACGGACGGCGCGATCACCAAGCGGCGGGTCATCCCCAAGGGTGAGATCACCGAGGTCGCCGAGGTCGCCCTGAGCGACAGCGAGATGACGGCCTACGCGCTGACCATCACGATCTACCCGGCCGCCGACGGCACCCTCTACATCGACCTCACTGACGACCCCCAGGCCGTCGTCGCGTAGGTCCACGACCGGCGGGCGGGACGTTCCGCGGGGTCCGTCCCGTCCGTCGCACCACCCCAGTAGCCGACTCCGCGACCGACCGAGGAGACCCCGTGACCCCGAAGAAGACCACGCCTCCCGAAGCAGCCGAGCCCAAGGGCTTCGACCTCGACGCATTCATTGCCGAGGCGAGGCAGGACCCGTTCCGGTTCAAGTTGGGCGGACGCTGGTTCGAGCTGGTGCACGCCGGACAGCTCGACAAGCGGCTTCTGACCGAGCTGGATTTCGACCGCGTCGGCCCGTCCACGTTCCTGCCGCTGATGCGAGCGGGCATGACCGAGGCGGACTGGGAGGCGTTCGACGCACTGCCGGTGCCGCTCTCCGCGGTGGGCGAGTTGTTCGAGCAGTGGCAGGCGCACGGCGGGACGAGCGTGGGGGAATCTTCGGCCTCGTCCACCTCCTGAGAGAGCATGGCGAGGCCGTCATCCGTGACCTGCACGTCGTCTACGGCGTCGACCTGGGCGACGCGTTCCGGCCCGGGTCGACGCTCACGTGGCGCCAGCTCCGCACGCTCGTCCGCGGCTTGCCAGCGGATTCGGCCACGCGGATCGCGCTCGACGGTCAGGTGCCGTGGGAGCCGGTGCAGTACATGCTCGCGGACTTGTGGGACGCGGTGCAGCTCGGCACCTGGGTCGCCGCGAACCACGGTGTGAAGAAGGGCGAGCAGTCGAAGCGCCCACCCCCGTACCCGCGCCCGGGTGACCGGCAGCCGTACCGGGTGACCGAGGTGGCGCTGCTCGACCATCAGCGACGCATGCGCGCACGCAAGGAACACCTCAAAGCGGCCTGACACGGCCCGCCCGACTCCACGAGAGGCGGGTGGGCCATGTCTGTCGAGGTCGGCACCGGCTATGTATCGATCGTCCCCAGCGTGCAGGGGTTCGCGCAGCACCTGCAGCAGCAGATCACTGGACCGTCCGCACAGGCCGGGCAGCAGGCCGGCACACAGGCCGGCGAGGGCTTCACGAAGAAGATGGGCGGCTTCCTCAAGGGCGGCATGCTCGCCGTGGGTGCTGCCGCCGGCGCCGTGCTGGTCAAGGCCGTCGGCAGCGCGATGGAGCAGCAGAAGTCGTCCGCCAAGTTGGCCGCGCAGCTCGGTCTGTCCGAGGCGGACTCGAAGAAGCTCGGCGGCGTCGCCGGGAAGGTCTACGCCAAGGGGTACGGCGAGAGCTTCGACGACGTCAACCAGGCGATCCGTCAGCTCGCGCAGAACGGCGCCATCAGCCTGCAGGCGCCGACGGCCGAGATCGAGAAGATGACGAAGCGGGCCACGTCGCTCGCGGAGACCTTCGACGAGGACTTGGGCGGCGTCGCGCGCGCCACGTCACAGCTCCTGAAGAACGGCCTTGCCAAGGACGGCAAGGAAGCGATGGACATCCTCACGGCCGGCTTCCAGCAGGGCGTCGACAAGGGCGAAGACCTCCTTGACACGGTCAACGAGTACGGCACGCAATTCCGTGACCTGGGCTTGACGGGCACTCAGGCCATGGGCCTGCTGTCGCAGGGCCTCAAGGCCGGCGCGCGGGACGCGGACACGGTCGCGGACGGCCTCAAGGAATTCGCGATCAGGGCGAAGGACGGGTCCAAGACCACCAAGGAAGGCTTCGACAAGATCGGCCTGTCTGCCAGCGAGATGGCCCAGACGTTCGCCAAGGGTGGGCCTGAGGCGGCGAAGGCACTGGACACGACGCTCGACCGCCTGCGCGCCATCAAGGACCCGGCGGAGCGGTCGGCGACGGCGACGGCCCTGTTCGGCACCAAGGCCGAGGACTTGCAGCAGGCCCTGTTCGCTCTCGATCCGTCCGAGGCGACAGCCGCGATGGGCGATGTGGCAGGCGCCGCCGACCGGATGGGCAAGACGCTCCACGACAACGCGTCGAGCCGCATCGAGTCGTTCAAGCGAACGATGGAGCAGGGGCTCGTCAAGTTCATCGGCGGCCCCGTGCTCGGCGGCTTGGAGAAGTTCGCCACGTTCATCGGCAAGACCCTCGGTCCGCCGATCCGCGCGCTCGCCCCCGTGGTGCGGGGCTTCCTCGACACGTTCGGCGGCGAGGCCGTCGGTGGTTTCCGCGCGTTCGTCGCGGCGTTCCAGGCCGGCGGCGACGACATCACGAGCAGCGGCTTCGCCGGTGTCATGGAGCGCATCGGTCTGCTCGCCCGCGAGATGGCCGACCTGTTCACGCAGAAGGTAATGCCCGTGGTGCGTGACCTGGCCACGGCGATCGCCACGAACGTGCTGCCGGTCCTGCAGCGGCTGGGCGACTTGTTCGTGCAGTACGTGGTGCCGATGGCGCTGCGCCTCGCGACGGCCGCGAAGGAGCAACTCGCGCCGATCTTGACCGCCATCGGTGACTTCATTCGCGACCGGGTCATTCCGGCGATTCAGACGTTG